GTGCGCTGGATGCTAAAAAGTTTTTTTATTTTTTTATTTACCGGGATTTGCCAATACCGTAATACCTTTTGCCAATTCTCTATATGGGATAAGGGATACCAGGTATTACGAAGGTATTACGAGTTCATGGGAAAAGGACAAAAAAACAGTATTTTGGAGTTAAAATGAGCAAAAAAGACATATATAACAATAAGTTAGAGCAGATTGAGAAGAAGGTGGTCCGTAATACCATTGCCAATACCAGAGACATGGCATTGAAACACCCAAAAGGTGAGGATGGATTGACAGATAGGCAACGTATATTTGTTGAAATCTATGTAAAAGAGGGGGGTCGATTGACACCAACAGAATGTGCAAGACAAGCTGGGTATAAACCTGAACGTGCATCTACAACAGCATCTGAATTGTTAAATCCAAAGAAGTATCCTAAAGTGGTACAAATGGTGAACAAAAAAAGAAATGAGTTGTTTGAGACACATAAGGTTGAAATGAACAAGCACGTTACAGAGTTGGCTAGATTACGTGAGAAGGCACTACAGGACAAGTCACACAGTGCTGCCATAAATGCAGAACGATTACGAGGACAAGCTGCAGGGTTGTATGTTGAGAGAAAAGAGATTAGAACAGGGTCAATAGATGATATGTCACGTGAGGAAGTTTTGAAACAATTAAAGGAGCTAGGATTAACAGGTGAGTTCAGCAAAGAAGGTGCAAGGACAGTCTTATCAGTCGAGGAGAAATCCAGTGGCGAAAGAATTAAAGACATCACAGAAGTATCGTCAGAGAGTAACGAAGAACAAGAAAAAGTATGACCGCAAAACCAGAAACAAATTTCTGGAAGAATTTAAAGACATGTTTAGAAGATGGTAAGTATCTTGTTTCACGTATTGAATCATACGCTACACCAGGATTCCCAGATTGCGTGGCTTTTCACAAAGACATAGGTTTTGTAACGTTAGAATTGAAAGTGTTAAAACGTAACAAGAATGGTACCGAAACGGTACTAATTTCACCCCTGCAAAATGCTTGGCACATGAAGTTTGCAATGCAAGATGCACCAGTTTATATCCTGGTCTACGACCCAGACGCACGCACGGTAAACGTTTTTCACGGCTCACAAACTCCCAAACTCCGACAAAAAGACACATCCAAGGTCAAAGCACTGTGGTCCGGTCCAGTCTCCCGGGCGCCCGCTGGTCTTCTGCAGCTGGTCGAGGCTCACAAACTCCCAAACTCCCATAGTTATCCACAGCCTGTGGACAAATAACACTTGACATTCTGTAGCGCCCGGGCCCAGCAGCTGAGTTTCGTGCAAACTCCCAAACTCCAATAGTAAAAACCCCACGTTTCTGCGGATTCGTGTCATGCCAGTTATGTCCCGGCGCGCGATCCCGTTAACCTTCATGCCTCTGCGTTGCAGAATGGCTGTTTTCTGCGAAAAAAAATTTGAAGAAACCCTGAAATACCTGTTGACGACTGAGATGCCAGGTGATATTCTCCTGGTTAGAATGAGAAAGCGAGGCAAATATGGACTGACTTCTTATGCTAATACCTATAAAATTGGCTGTTTTCGGCTTTTTTGTATGGTATCTACTAATTTACTGATGGCAGCTCACGCAGCTGCTGGGGTTTGATTGGCACGCAGCAACACCAGCTGCAGCAGCTGCCAGCACAGAGAAGCAAGCTGCTAGTCATCCGAATCCAAACTCCGAAAACTCCAGAGAAGCACCACCCCACCCAGAAAGGGGGTGGCCCTCTGTGATTACACACCGGGCGCGCCGGGGAACTCCTGCGCAGAGAGGATAAATGATTTACTATAATAGAAAGACATGGTTTGGTACTGCACAATACAAGAACAAAGTTATCCACAAGATATTTGTAAACGTTCTTGGAAAGAACTTCTTGGTGTGGTACAATAAGGACAGGTAAGATAAACGGAGTTATTCGGCTCTTACCTATACAGACACACACGAGGGGTGTTAAAACGGTTTACCTAGTGATATCCCACCCCTCTAAACTCCGAAACTCCAAACTCCCCAAACAACGAATCATATACAAGTGGCTGTACTTCCCCGGGCGCCCGCTGGGCATCACGGGCTGACGCTTCGAGGCGAATGGTCATCTTATTCCTGTCATATTGTTCTGGTAGATATGATTCATAGAAAGGAGAAAGTTATCCACAATGAATACAATAATATTAATAATAATGATTTCAATTTGGTGGTTTGTAGGGTACAGCTGGGTATTATCAATTAGTTAATAAAGGAGAAATAGAAATGACTAACGAATCTAAAGAAGTTGTAAAAGTTGAATCAGTTAAGGGGGTGGACATTACACCTGTACTTACTGAAGTTGTCGAGTATGCCAAAGACCAAGCAAGCGTTGGCGACCTTGAGGCAATCATCTCAAGTGTTCCACGCAAGGATAGTTTGGACTGGAAACTTATAAGTGGTGTTCTTTGTAATTCTATTGTTGAATGGATTGCAGAAGATAAGGAGAATCGTATGCAGTTATTACATCATATGCAAAGTGATGTAGGCTATCTGTTAAAGCGATTAGGGTTAGCTGGTTAGTCACTAGCTATTTCTGGAAAAGGGGCGTATCTTCCGAGCGCCCCTTTTTTTACGCCCTGATACAAGTGCGACAATATGCAGCATTGCCTGCGACAATTTGCCGCCCGGGTGTGACACTATGCCACATTGACTGTGGATAACCTGTGGATAACTCGTGCCCGGGACATAACTGACCCCCAACCCCCCCTTTTTGCGTAACCATCCTTTATATTTTGCAGTTGCAAGTTTGAGAGTGACAATGATTAGAAAAAACGTTATAAAAAATTTTTATAAAAATTAAATCATTTTGGTATGGCATTTTTAGTTGCGAACATTCCACCTGTAAAGGTGTACGTAAAAAAACAATATTTATATGATCATCAGAAAGGACATGGAGAATTAGTAGAGGGTGTTTGGGTTAGCTGTAAATCTATCCAGGGTAGAGCGTTGTACTTTGAAACGTACCTGCCGGAATATGCTGCTCTATATGATAAGCTCCCTATCAGTGCTTTTGTTTCTTCCCCTAATATTAAAGATGATATTCCTCTAGAGGAGCTAGAATTGTGGGATGCATTTAGCTACCACATCACTGTTATAGAAAAAACAACAGTTCCTCCACGTGCGAGGTATCTATCCCCTTCAAAAAAATGGTATCAAGGAGAATATTTGTTTACAATTGACAGTTGTCATGCAGATCATAACTTACCAAATGTAAATTATTCACAAGTTCCAGCAGAACACAAGTCTTTTAATATACTAGAATTAGACAATGGGCACTTTGCGGCCCAACCAAACAACCGTACACTGTTTTATGACAAGTCATTGACACCATCTGAACCAAAAAAACCTGATTTTAAGGTGTCGACCGTAGAATATAACGTAGAATCAATCAGTAAATGGACTGCTGGCGACGATACAAACTATTTTTACGAGTTTAAAGAACAAAAATGAGCAATATAGAGTCGTTAGACACTCAAACTTTAAAATTTATCCTTAAAAATGCACTTTTAGACAAGCAAGAGAAGGCGCAAGGTGATTTTTTGTCGTTTGTTAAGACAGTTTGGCCTGATTTTATCGAGGGTAAGCACCATCGCATCTATGCAGAGAAGCTAAACCGTATTGCAAACGGTGAATTGAAACGATTAATTGTCAATATGCCACCAAGACATACAAAATCGGAGTTTGCATCTAATTTGTTTCCTGCTTTTTACATGGGCCGCCATCCAAAGGCCAAGCTCATCCAAACAACACACACAGGCGAACTGGCAATCCGCTTTGGTCGTAAGGCCAAGAACGTCATAGAGTCGTCAGAGTACGAAACAGTATTCCCTACAGTAAGATTAGCAGCTGATTCAAAGGCCGCCGGCCGTTGGGAGTCAAACCATGGCGGTGAATACTTTGCAGCTGGTGTTGGTGGTGCGATTACAGGACGTGGTGCTGATTTACTAATTATCGACGACCCACATTCGGAGCAAGATGCCCTATCGCCAGCCGTTTTGGACTCACACTATGAATGGTACACGTCTGGACCTAGACAACGTCTACAACCTGGCGGTTCCATCGTGGTTGTCATGACAAGATGGTCTACGAAAGATCTCACTGGACGGCTGCTCGAGGCCCAGGGGAAAGATGATGCATCTGACCAATGGGAAGTGGTAGAGTTTCCTGCCATCATCAACGAGAAACCTATGTGGGGTAATTTTTGGACCTTGAAAGGTTTGGAAGGTGTAAAAGCATCAATACCAGAGTCAAAATGGCAAGCACAGTGGATGCAGCAGCCTACATCCGAGGAAGGTGCGATTATAAAACGTGAATGGTGGCAAACGTGGGAGCGTGAAGAGATCCCACACCTAAAATACATTATACAAAGCTATGACACGGCGTTTAGTGCAAAAGAAACAGCCGATTACAGTGCCATCACCACATGGGGTGTATTTGAGCCTGATGAAGGTGGTGCACCAGCACTTATTTTGCTGGATGCGAAGAAAGGACGTTGGAACTTTCCTGAACTCAAAGCAATCGCACAAGAAGAGTATAAATACTGGGAACCAGAGACAGTTTTGATTGAAGCAAAGGCATCTGGCATGCCATTAACTCATGAGTTGCAAAAGACAGGAATACCTGTTATAAATTATACACCCTCACGAGGAAATGATAAACACTCGAGGGTAAACAGCGTAGCTCCCCTGTTTGAATCAGGAGCTATATGGG